GGGTGGGGCCCCGGCCTCCTGGTGCTCCCCCGGTTTGGGTGGAGTGCGGTGTGGTTGGGGGGGGCGTGGGGGGGGCGGAAGAGTGCACGGAGGGCCGTGCCGGTAAGGGTATTGCGTATCGGCCTCATCATAGGTCTGGCATTAGGGAGGATCCCGAGTTTGGTGTCGCGTCGTTGGCCCCGCTGTTCGGTACTAAGACGAAGCGTGATGGCCAGGAGGCCACCAAGCATGCCAAGGATAACTTGATCGAACTTCCTGATGCTTCAAATTCGGAGCATGTCAAGAAGATGATTGAGCAGTTGATCACTTGGCAGCCTGGTGTGCGCGGCTCTAAGTTGAAGATGGACGCCGTGATGGCGTTGTGGTTCTGCGAGATTGTGGCCCGTGAAGTGTGCGCCCAGTCGCAGGGTGTTTCTAAGTTTCTTAAGAATGAGTTCGCGTCTGCTCGGGATATTGAGACCCGCTACGTGATCAACCTGGATGAACTTGCTGCTTCGCAGCAGGGCTTCTCCCGTATCTAGAAGGAGGTGAGCGAGTGGCTGACTACGCGCAGAAGTTTGACGCTCTCAAGAAGCGCAACAGCGAGCGTGATAAGCGCATGCGTGAAGTGGCTCTCGTTCGTGCAGGTCACGCGGAGCAGGTGTTTCCTGGCCTGTTCCCTGAGGGCATGTGGTCTCGCCCCATTGTGGCGAACCTGATTGACGTTGTCGCGAAGGATCTGTCCGAGCAGATCGGTATCATTCCCACGATCACTGCTTCTGGTGATTCGGCGCTGGATGAGTCGGCCCGCACTAAGGCTGATAAGCGCACGAAGATCGCGAACTACTATATTGCTTCCAGCAAGTTGGGCAACTCGATGATTCGCGCTGCGGATCAGTTCATCACGTACGGTTTCGTGCCGTTCCGTGTGGAGCCTAACTTTAAGGGTGGACGTCCGCATATTCATGTGGAGTCCTCTGAGGGCGCTTACTACGACATTGACCGCTTCGGTAACATGAACGTGTACTGCAGCGTGTTCAAGCGTCGCGCTGGCGACCTTGCTGCCATGTTCCCTGAACTGGCTGACCAGATCATGAAGCGTGGAATGTTCGGTGCCGCTGACGGTACCGAGTACATTGAGGTGGTGCGCTGGTATGACTCTCAGACTAGTGTTATGTTCCTGCCCGACCGTAAGGGTCTCGTTCTGGCGCAGGTGGCGAATAAGATTGGCCGTGTTCCTGTGGTGGTCGCGCAGCGACCCTCGCTGGATAATCAAGCACGCGGACAGTTCGACGATGTGCTACCAGTGTATGCGGCTAAGGCTCGCCTCGCTCTCCTAATGATGGAGGCGACGCAGAAGTCTGTTGAGGCTCCGCTCGCTCTCCCGCAGGATGTCACCCAGTTGTCCATTGGACCTGACTCGGTGATTCGCTCAAACTCCCCCGAGAAGATCCGCCGTGTCCCTCTGGACCTTCCGCAGTATGCGTTCGCGGAGAATAACCTTCTCGGGGATGAACTTCGTTTCGGTACCCGTTTCCCTGAGTCCCGTGCGGGCCAGGCTGACGGTTCTATCGTCACGGGCCAGGGCGTCAAGGCCCTCCAGGCTGCGTTCGACGGACAGGTCAAGGTTGCTCAGGGTGTGCTCGGCGAGGCCCTGGGTGACGCGGTCTCTGTCGCTTTCATGGTTGACGAAGCCTACTTCGGGGATACCCCCCGAGAGGTGCAGGGTTCATCTAATGGTGTGCCGTACAAGTTGAAGTACAAGCCCCAGTCTGACATTGCAGGCCAGCATGGCGTCAATGTCGAGTATGGGCTTATGGCTGGACTTGACCCGAACCGTGCACTGGTATTCGCCCTGCAGGCTCGTGGCGACAAGTTGCTTTCCCGCTCGTTCGTGCGCCGTCATCTTCCGATCAGCATGAATGCTGCCGAGGAGGAGCGTGCCGTGGACATGGAGGAGATGCGCGACTCGCTGAAGGCAAGCGTAGCGTCTCTCGCTGCCGCGATTCCACAGATGGCTTCACAGGGTCAGGATCCGACAAAGATCATTGAGCAGATGGCCAAGGTTATCGATGCTCGCAAGAAGGGTGTTCCCATTGAGGATGCCGTCGCTAAGGCGTTCCAGCAGCCCAAGCCTGAGCCTACGCCTGCTGCTCCGACTGGGCCTGAGGCGATGATGGGTGGCGCTGGTGCGCCCCCGCAGTCTGCACCCGCTGGCCCTGCCCCTGAGAGTGTCATTCCCCAGGGCCCACCGCCGATGCAGCAGTTGCTTGCTGGCCTTACTGGTTCTGGTAATCCCACTCTGTCGAGCAAGGTGTCTCGCCAGGTTCCCGCTTAGGAGTATTGATGAAGGCAGCAAAGCCGTCCGCCAAGGGTGGCAAGGTTCAGAAGGTCATGCACGAGTTTAAGGCTGGCGGTCTGCATAGTGGTAGCAAGAAGGGGCCTGTGGTGAAGAACCGTAAGCAGGCTATTGCTATTGCTCTCAGCGAGGCTGGCCAGTCCAAGAAGAAGTCGTTTGTTCCGTTCAAGAAGGGTAAGTAGTTATGGCTATTGGTAAGCAGGGTGGTAAGGGTACCGCTCCCGTGGGTAAGCCGATTCAGGGCAGCAAGGCTGGCGGCAAGATCGTCGGCGGTGGCAACGTCATGAAGGGCGTCACCCCGAAGGGCATCAAGGGCAACAGCCCCAAGGTTAAGTAAGGAATCTGAATGGCCCCCAAGAAGTTTACCTATACCCCTGGTACTGGCGGGGGCAAGCAGACAAAGGCTATGTCTGCTAAGGGTGCAGCGTCCAAGAAGGACAAGGCTGCACTCGAAGCATGGGCTAAGTCTCAGCAGGCTCGCGGAGTATTCGGTCCCGTTACTGGGACGGGTGCGCCGAGTTCCAAGCCAGCACAGTTCAACCTGAATTCCGCTGGTATGGGAAAGAGAAGCCCGATCAGCAAGCAGGTCAAGGGCACCGTCAATACTCTCAATGAAATTACTGGCGTTGCCCCTGCCCAGCGTATCGCGCAGGGCAAGGGAAGCAAGACCGATGTTGCCATGACTGCAATGTCAGTTGCTCCCGTTGGCAAGGGTCTTGGCCTTCTCGCTAAAGGTGGCAAGGCTGCGGTTTCTGGTCTTCGCGGAGCAGAGGCTGTCGCCGCTACCGCCAAGGTTGGAACAAAGGCATTCGGTAAGACTAAGGGTGCTGCAGCCATTAAGAAGGCTAGCGCTGCTGGACGCCAGAGCGTTATCGCTAAGCGTACCGAGTCTGACGCTGCAACGATTAGGCGCGGCACTCAGACGTCCAAGACGCAGGAGATGGCTCAGAAACTTGAGCAGCAGGCGGCCAAGGAGAATGCCAGCAAGTCTGTGTTCGAAGGCCCCGAGTCTACCGTTAAGCCGCTTTCTCCCGCACCTGCTGGTGCAAAGATGCCGACTGGTATGACCAAGGCTGAGATCAAGAAGTTTGGCGAAAAGCGTTCTAAGGAACTTGGTTCCAGCGGGAAGCAGGGTCGAACCGTTTCGCAGCGTGCTCAGGTAGCCAAGGATATCGAAGAGACGATTAAGTCTCAGTTGGCTGCTCGTAACACTGGCGCTCGCGCTGGTGCAGAGATCCCTGGAGAACTTGGCGCTCGTCGCGTTGGTGGTCCTGCTGCTGATGCTGCTACGGCAGCACCCGCTAAGGCTAAGCCCGCACCAAAGCCTGGTCCGAAGCAGGCTCTCCGCGAGAATGCCCAGTTGACAGCAGAGCCTACTGGCAAGCCGAAGGTTCCGAGCGCTCGCGCATCCCAGGCGGTCAAGGACAAGTACGCTGCTGATCTTGCAGCGTACAATAAGCAGCAGGCTACTTTTGAGAAGCAGCAGGCAGCCATTGCTAAGAAGACCACTGATATCGAGATGGGTAAGGCGAAGGCTCCGTCGGCCAAGGAGACTGGTTCTCCGCTGGTAAAGACTGGTCCCGCCAAGGCTGTCAAGAAGCCGACGGCAACAAAGCCGAAGCCTGCTAAGCCTGCCGCTGAGGCAAAGCCTGCAGCAGCCCCCGCTAAGCCAAAGGCTCCAGCAGCGAAGCCTGCAGCGACAAAACCCGAGGTTACTACCCCAAAGGCTACGTCTGCGAAGAAGCCCGCAGCAAGCAAGCCTGCCACTCCAGCAGAGCCCGCTCCCGCTAAGGCACCTAAGGCTAAGAAGCCGAAGGCCCCAACTGCGGCTGAACTGGCTGCTGGAATGTTCAAGGGTAAGGCTGGTGTGCGTAAGCCGACGAGTAGGTTCGGTAAGGCTGTTCAGAAGTTCAAGCAGAATAAGGCGGTTAAGGCTACGACTGCCGCTGCTGGAACTGTTGCTGGGGTTTCTGGAACTGCTGGCCTTATCGCTGGACCCACGGCTAAGCCAACTTCAGGAAAGACTTACCAGGCTGGTAATGGTGCTGGCATGTTCTCCATCGCTTCACGCAACAAGGCCCGCGCTGAGCAGGCCGCGAAGCAGGAGACTGCTGCGCCGAAGAAAAAGTTTGGCGTCGCTGGTGAGTCGAAAATCGTTAAGGGTCATTCGGCTGTTCGCCAGTCCACGATTGATCAGATCAAGAAGCAGGGCATGACTAAGTCGCTTGCGGCTGTTAAGTCTCGCAAGAATGATCCTGAATACATTGAAGCAATTCGTCGCTTCTATGGCGCTAAGCGCCTTAAGGAAGCACTGAAGGGATAAGCATGGCACAGGGTGGATATCAGCGACCTAGTCGTCCTGCACCCGTGAGCGGCCCTGGTGCCCTGTCTCGTCGCACTGATGGCGGCGGGGCGGGGCAGCCCCAGCAGCGTCTTGCTAATGCCGCCTCTGGTGCGCCGAAGCATTTCAGCGCGATTCAGGCTGGTGCCCAGATGGCTGCAGCGGGCCAGGCCCCCATGCCGCCGATTACTGGGCTTAGGGGGCCTACGCCGCGCA